CATGCCTCTAGCTTTAAAACCAGCTGGTAAATTAGCTAAAGTTCCAGCATCTATTAATTGTCTTAGTATAGAGGTCGAGGCTTTTGATAATCCCCCAATCATGTGTGACAAACCTAATCCATAAAAACCAAGTCCAGGCATGAACTTGTATTGAACAAAATAATTTATCTTGTTTTTTAGTAAATCGTTTTCTAAATAATTTCTTCTTATGCTTAAAACTTTTTCGGAGGATTCCTCTATAGTCACTATGTAAGGTAGTTTTAAGCCTGTGGTATTACCATTGTCGTCTCTATCCTCGTAACCCTCTATGTCTAAAACTGTGTGTACTTCGTAGACTGTTCTGTTTCTATTTTCTTTATAAGAGGGTGATATGCCCTGTATTTCATCTATAGCTTCTTCTACATCTGACATATTATCTGAGTAGCCGTCGCTACCTATGTCTACGTTTGCATAAAAACCAGTGAGTTGTTGTTTTTTAATTTCATTAGAGGACATGTTAATTACATGCGTAATCCTCTCGGCAGAGCTAATGTCCGCTGCTTCATAGGGAACTATTAGATCCTCTGGCGGTATAAATTTTGAAATAGCCCTGTTCAGCACAAAATCAAAATAAACTTTTTTAAAGGTAGAACCAGCCAAAGGTAAATAAAATAACATTTGGTCTAGCTCAGGATCATACTCTTCCATTACATTCATAATGTAATAGTTCATAAACTCTTGTACTCTTTCAGCCTGGTTTTCAGTCTCTACTGTCCTAGCTCCTATAATTTCTGTTTTAACAGGTCCTTTAGCTGGCAACATTTCTTTATAGGCTTGTGCCTGGAATTGTGTGACACTTTCTGCCAAGATTGGATGAATTACACCAGAGGATCCCTCAAAAGGTTGTGATCTCCCCTCGTCAAACTTCATACCCAAATATTTGAGTCCATCTGTGTAAGTTTTTTCCCATTCGCTCCTAGATTGTTTGTCGCTTTTAATAGAACTTAGGATGTCATTTGATATGTTTTGTAAAATATCCTCTGGTAATACCTCTGCTAAATTTATGTTAAATCCAACTACCGGTTCTTCTGGTGTTATTTCTTCATCTATAAGTAGATCTTGGCCAGAAACTAATATTTCTGCTGCTTCTCTAATTTGATCTTCGCGCGTTGTGTCTGGCTGTATTTCTACAGCTGATCCCATGGTTTTTATATCCGGGTTGTCTTCTGTCCCTAATTGTTTTTCTATCGCCATATTATTTTAGTGTAACACCCTTGGTATGGTATCTAAATCCAAATCCACTATGTCTGTCAACTCTCCATCTACTATTAAACCACTTTGCTCGGCTATCAATTTAGCATCCTCCATGTTTTTTGCATGAATATCTGGTCCAGCATATTCTCTACCATCGAAAACAAACCTAGTTAGATATATTTTTAATAATATACTGTCCTGTTCGCTTTTAATAATTTCACCTCGTCTTCGTAGTCTTCTTTGAGAGATATAAAACCCCCCTGTCTAAAACGCATCAAAGCCATTGTAGCACTATCGCAAAAGTCGTCATAATCGCCATAAGGGAAGGACGCCATTTCCTCAATCACTTCATCCGCAAAGTCGTGTTCTGGTGCCCAAACCATACCAGACTCAAATATTGGTGCAACGCTATTCATCCTAGCAACTTTATCTTGACCACGACTAGGTGCATAAGCCGTTACAGGTATGCCCATACGTCGCAACTCATGTGTTAGAGGCGTACCAGAGGCTTTGGCTTCAATTAACACACAATCAGGATCCCAATATCTATACTCTTCCATAGCTAACTTTTTGAGCTCTGGAAAGTCACAACGCACTCTTTTAGCATCTAGCAGTATTATTTCGTCTGCGTTTTCATCCCCACGATTGAATATAGCCCAGGTTGTTATTGCTGAATAATCAGCAGTTTCTTTTTTGGAGAAAGCCGTATCGTAGCTTTGTATAACGTAAGAGTAAGTTGGTATATCTTCATCTTCCCATCTATTCCACCACTCCCTTTTTACTATAGATCCCTCCTCAGCTGTAGGATTTTGCATCCACTGACTATTCCATTTTGCTATTGGCAAAGAGGCCTTGACGCTTAATAATTCGTCTTTTTTCCAAAACTCAGGCCACAGAGGTTCTTCTGATTCAGGCATAATCGCTGGAAACTCCACTACCTCCCATTGATCCGCAAACTCGTCTGATTGTTTTTTTAACACGTTACCTACTAGATCCTTGGTGCTCCATCTTGTCATTACTATCACAATTATTCCTCCAGGTTGTAGACGTTGCCTTGGTCCGGACGTGTACCATTCGTAAGCTGATTCCATAGCCTTGGGAGACAAAGCATCTTGTTCTGAATGTGGATCGTCTATAATCAACAGATCCGCACCACGACCTGTTATGGCTCCGCCAACACCAGCGTAGAAACTTTCTCCGTCTTTGTTAGTTGTCCATCTACCGGCTGATTTATTATCTGCCTGTAGTTGTAGATCTGGAAAAATATGTTGGTATTCTTCGCTGTCTATTATGTTCCTAACTCGTCTACCGAATCTGACCGCTAATTCTGCCGTATGTGTTGTTTGTATAATTTTTAAGTTGCCTCTTTTACCCATCATCCAGGCCGGAAAAAAGGTGGATGCAAACTCAGATTTGGAGTGTCTAGGAGGCAAACATACTATGAGTCTTTTGAGTTTACCCTCCGCTATCTTATTAAATTTTTCCGCTATTATTTTATGATGTCGGCCTTCTATAAAATCTGGCCACATGTGATTGACGAAAGATATAAAATCTCCCTGGCAAGAATCTTGCTTTTCTAATTGATCGTACCTATTAATTAGAGCTAATGCTTCTGCCTTGTCTTGTTCAGACAATATATCAAAGTCTTTGTAGGAAACGTCGCTCATAGTCGAGTTAGGTGGTCAGGTAGTGACGTATAAACCACCCAACTCTAAGCGCAAAGCGCCTGTGGGTAGTATTACATATCGTTATACCTCGTGCCACTCTTTACCTTGAAACAATAGTGCTTCTGCTTCTCTTCTTCGTATCAATCCATTTAGAACCACACCATTTGCTTTGTTCCATCTTTTTATTTGTTGTGGTACTTCATCATATTTTCCTTCGTTTAGTACCTTTAGCAGCGTAGAACTGCCAAAGTTAGAGGGTCCTAAGTTGTAAACCCATGCACAAATAGCATCATATTGGCTTTGATTTAGCTCTACATCAACCATGTCGTCGATATAACTTTCGTACTCTGTCATCTCTTCTTGCAACAAGTGATTGGCTTCGTCTTTATTAATTTTGTCGCCTTCTTTCACGTCTTTAGTGTGCCCATATCCAATCGTCCATACACCAGCTGGACACTTGTAAGCCTCTAGCTCACAACCTTCAAACTTTTTGATTAATGCTAATCCTTCTTGTGATATATTCATATCATTCATCTTTGCCCGGTGAATTAGATGCACCAAAATAAAAACTAATAATAGCTGATGCTAAACCGCCTAAGTAACCGAGAACCAGATTGACCAAAGCTTCTGAGTTGGCTTCTGGGGGCATGATGGTGATAAGAAAGATATAGCCTAGAAATCCGCCTAGTGTAGCAATTCCTATAATTCTAGCTGTCCAATCTTTAGAGAAAGTTTTTCTAGCATCTTGAGTATCTTGTACTTCTAGTTTAAATACATCTACTTCTAACTCTTTCATTTTGACTTCAAAGTCAGCTTCAGCTTTCTTTAGTTGAAGCATTTGTTCTGGTGTAGCGTTGTTTATGGCCTTTTGTATTTCTTTGGGTTCGTTCTTACAACCTAATACATCTGCAATCATATTTGCAGCCATACCACCCATAGGTCCACCTAATGCCGTACCTAGAGTTGGTGCTACTGATCCAACCAAGTTTTTAAGTAGTGCTTTCATATATCCTCCAAAGTGTATATTGGCTTAAAAGATTTTAACTTATTTAAGACGATCCTTGTTTAATTTTTATTGTACTAGAAGAGCCGCCATTTACTTTAACTGTATTCACAACGCCTGATTGTTCAAAAATAATAGTATAACTACCAGAGTTATCAACATCTAATCGTAAAGAATTACCCACCATCCTTCTAAAAGATATAGCTTGTCCTTGAACTATAGTTGTAATTTGTGTTTTTTTATCTTGTCCTAGTTCTGTACCAGTAATATTTATAGATGTAGCTGATTGATTTAATTGATCTTCTTCTTGTGCAAA